ATGAGTTTACATTTGCACCCTGCTTCATTCTAGACGATGCACAAATGTTTAGATAATCTATAAAAATTACATCAGGCTTGAACTTCTTCTTGAGCCACAACTCGTCTAACAGCACACGGAAATGATTCACACTAGAACTTGCAGTAGGATACTCTTTAATGATAAGTTTACCCTTCACTGTTTGCTTCATGTTGTTGATTCTTTTGTCGTAGACTTCTTTGCTGAGATCTCGTAGTGAATCAAGTGTGGTATCCAATAGATTTGCATCGATACGCTCTGCAATTCTTTCTTCTGCCATTTCACAAGTAATGTAGAGAACATTCTTGCCCTGCGAGATACAGTTAGCCGCATGATGACACAAGAACAAAGACTTACCGACTCCAGTTCCTGCCATGACAATATTGAGAGTTTTGTTTGGTGTACCACCCGCAGTAATTGTGTTCAGATACTCTAGATCAAACGGAACTCGTTGCTCCACCTTGTGATAGAAATCGTATCGAAGTTCGGTATCCTCTAGGTAGTCGTGTCCGATGTGTGTATCAAAAGACACAGACAAAGCCTTGCTCAAGATGTCAGGAATAGCCGTCTTGGTCTTGTCCTTGCTCTTGCCGTCAATGATGTGGATAGATTCCATGATGCCGTTGTAGAGAGCCTTCTCCTTACAAAACTTCTCGGTTTCTTCCACCAACCAATCAATGTTGTGCTTGTCTGCTTCTTCTTTTTGAAATGACTCTAGCATCTCAATGCAGATATCGTAGTCTGCTTGGCTGATACCCTTATGCTTTTCTAGACAGATACTGATTGCCTCTTTTGAAGGGCAACCATTATACTGAATAACAAAGTCGTGAATGCAGGTGTACAACATCTGCACTGGGTTTCGATGAAAGTATTCCAAACTAATGAATGGAATAACTTTCTTGTAGAAGTCTTCTCTGAAGAGAAGTCCTTCTAAAAGGACATGCTCAAAATCTTTCATATTTTATTGACCGTATTTAAATTCTTTTGCTGCTGCAAGTTCTAGTTGCGTCATTACGTCTGGGGTAAAAAACTTCTCTGGATCATCGTTAATGGTCTTCTCGAAAGTCTTGTCTCCGTTAGGAAGTTCGATGCGAGTTGAGACCTTCTTAAATATACCATGCTTTAGAGCTAAGTCAAGTAATCCGTAATAAAGATTTAACCCGCTGTCGTAATTCAGTCGAACATCAACCATTTGATTCTCTTTGGTTAGGCGACTCTTGTACAACTTGCAGTGAATAATATTGCCAATAACCTGACCTTCCGAATCCTTGTCCTTCTTCTTTGACAAGAATACAATGGTGGATGCAGCATACTTGAGACCCGAACCTCCGCCCATTTCCTTCATTGGAACATAGGATCCAATAACATCGTAGGTGTGATTAGTCATGATAAGAGGAATTCCAGCCTTACCTAACTTCAAGGTAAGCACACGGAACGTGCTCTTAATAACTTGAGCACGAGTCATGTCTCGGACTTCTTTGCCTTCTGTTGTGTCGTTGATTTCTTTACTTGTAGACAACATTCCTAGAGAGTCTAACACAACCATCATAGGCTTTCGCTTGGCAATATCTTGCTCTAGGTACTTGTCGGCAATAGTGATGAGTTGCTTGCGAAACTCTTCCACAGTCGCTACAGGAAAGATAGCCACACGCTTGGAGTCAATGCCACGACTGATAAACATGTCTGAAGTCACGGCTTGTTCCGTATCAAAGTAAAGAACTACAGCGTCTTTGTTGTTCTCTAGGAATCGTTTCACCATGCCAATAGCAAAGTAGGTTTTGCCTGTGGCAGACTCGCCAGCCAAGGCAATAATCTTGTTGTTCGGGATTCCTCCGTAGAGAGAACCGCTCACCAAAGCATTAAATGCATAACTGCCTGTATCAATAAAACCCTTAACATCACTGCCGTCAATACCGTCTTCCACTGTGCAAGCGTATTCATTACCTGAATTTTTAATAATATCGTTTAAAAAGCTCATTTTTTTCCTTTTATTTCGTTCTTAAGTATCTTTATTGTTTCAGACAATCCAACTAAAGCCAAACAAACAAATAATACAAAGAGAATTGTGGCACAAACAAACTCCGTTGTTATCATTCAAAACAACTCTCCAAGGTACTAATTTTCTCTACACTCCATTGTATCACATCTAGAATCCTTGTCAAGGGATCTTTGAAAGATTTCTCGAATTGTAGATCTCGGTTCACATACTTATCTAGGTGGAGTTCCTTGGGAATGTGCTGCATAAACGCAATTACTTGTTCTTTTCCGCTTACTATAGAGAATGGATTCGGTTCCTTTAAGTAAATAAATTTAATTTTATCTGCTTCGGCAATTTTTCTGTATTTTTTCTCTAGATTATTCTTTTGCAAATAATCATTGAATAACAGGGATGCCTTTACCGCAATAGGAGTTCCCTTCTTATATACTGCGGTAGTAGATTCGTATCGATCTAGACCAGACACGCTGCGAGGAAACGCAATGTCCTGTATGGAAGCCTTGTTAAATTTATTCCTGAAATCTTCTGCAAATTCCTGAACATCTAATTCCGTCTTGTTCATAATAATACTAATAGCAGTCTTCAGTGCTGTGCGTACCATTAGTGGTGTGGAACTTCTTGCGGTCTCGATACCAACCATCTTCAGTTCAGGAATCTTTAATAATACTCCGTCTTCGCCCATGATGTTGTTCAACATGTATCGTTTCTTGGCAGTCCAAATACCCTTGGTCGAGATAGACTCTCGCTTCATGTGCATCTTTTGCTTGTAGGCATTCATGGTGTTGGCAAGTTCTTGATACTTGGCTTCGATATAAGGCTCAATCTTGTCTTCGCAAATCTTTTGTATTACCTCGGCAATTCGTTCTTGAGACGGCATCTTGCCAGCAAAAACTTTCTGCACCACCTTGTCAAGACACAGATAGATGGAATCGGTATCTGATGCTGCCACATAGTCTTTTCCTGTGGTGCCAACCATCTTATTCACAAACTCGTTCAGGGCTTTCTCGATCCAACGAATACTTAACTGACCAGAAATGGTGATTGCTTCTGCGATATCTAGATCGTAATAGCGGAACCATCGGTTTCCAACAGCACCGTAAGCGGAGTTAAGTTGAATCTTGCGACACAACTGAAAATTATTATACTTGGAGATCTTGTACTCTAAAAGTTCTCGCTCCTTCTTGGTTGCCGTACTAGGCAGACTTTTAAGTTCTGCCTTGCAGTCCAACATCTTTTCCTTGTACATCTTTCGCTCCGAATACATGGTTTCCATTAGTTCGGGAAGAAAGCCTTGCTTCTCTCTTTTAAAGTAGATGCCGTTGGAAGTAATGGCAATGTTATTTTCTTTGGCAAACTTCTGGTGATCCTCTAGGCGAATAAAATTTGTTTGTGCATCATAGGATTCTGGGTGTAAAATGTCTTCAGGCTTCAGAGTATTTCGTTTACCCATCTTGTGCTTGGTCTCTGGAGACATATTATAATTAATAATTAAGTGAGGATACAGGCTGTCCAAATCGAATGCCACTACCCATTCATGCAAGCCTACTATAGGTTCTTTAACATACGCTCCCTGAAACTGAGTGTCTTGTTCTTCTCCTGAAACCTTTAGAGGAATTGCAATCTTTTTATCGTTTAGATGGTGGTATATAATAGAGTCCCAAGTCTTAACCTGAGAAAAGATGTCCATGAAATTAACCTTGGCGTTGTATGCCATTGCCACAACCAGTTCCATTAGTTTCAACTTCTTGTCCAGTCGCTGTACCAACACAACGTCTTGATTGTTATACTCCATGAACTTCTGCCAATCCTTGGTATAGAAATCCTTGATGCCATCATACTCTTCGTAATTAGTCTTGGCTTCTCCCAGTTCCACGCTGGCAATATTGTTCAGACTGTACGACTCTTGATTAGTGTATGTAAATTTAATGTACAACTCATAGTAATCCATGGTGGCAACACCAACCAAGTCGTATACGTTATGATCCTTGCCCTTGCGATTAATTATTCGCTCACGCACTTGACGAAACGGAGACAATCGCTTCGCAGTCTTTTGATCTATAATCTTGGCAATGCGACCATAGAGATACGGAATATCAAAGAATCTAATGTTCCAGCCAGTCACAATGTCAGGATAATTCTGTTCCCAATACTCCACAAAACTTTCAAGCATGTCTTGCTCGTCCCCAAACACATGGCATTCCACATCAGGAATACTGAAGTCGTGAATAGCAAACGAATGACGAACACCGTCCATCTCCACGGTAATGGCACTGACTCGCTCATTGTATTCGGTTAGAGAAGGAAATCCGTCTTCACATTCGGTTTCAATATCTAGAAATGCAACACGCAGGTCTGCATAATTATAAGGAATTTCTCCAGAGTATCGTTCCGCAATATACTGGGCAACATAATCTTCGTTGCCGTATATCTGAAAGTTTTCAACATTTTCGTATGTGGTAAACACCTCTCTACAGTCAGCCACATCTCCAGGTTTATAGGCTTCAAGAGGAATTCCTTCTAGTGTATGCCACTCTACGTCACGCTTCAGGGAAGGTGTGAATAGTGTGGGCTGAAAACGAATACTTCTCGTGCTTCGCTTTCCGTTACAGTAATAGATTTCTTTAATGTCGTTTCCGACAAGATGGACTGAGGTATAGAATTCACTCATTTATGATTGGTGGTTGGAAGGCGTACATCTCCAAACATGGCAGCATTATCATTAATGTTTTTTTCAATTTCCATTTGATATTCTCGATTAAATTTCATTACTGCTTCGTTTAATAGCTGTTGAGGAACTAGTTGCGTAGGATTATAATCTGAAATATTTTCCTTATCTGTCTTGTCTTGAAGGTAAGCATAGAACAAAACCATGTAATTGATCACATCAATAATTGTGTCTTCAAATGATTCATTTTCTACTGCAAGTTTACCGCTTTCTGCAAACGAAGAAAGACGACTCAATTTATCAGTTATTCGTACCAACATTCCAAGTTCTGTTGAGCAAATCCCCATAGACTCGACACGAGTAAAGTTTGCAAAGGGTTCTGTGCCTCCACGACCAGCATAGTCACGATTTTTCTTGTCCATTAGTTCACGAGCACGACGAGTAAGGGTTTCATGGATATTGAGTAGATCTTCACGATTCATAGTATTTTCCTTTGGTTGGTTTAATGTCTAGCAAACACTAAATCAAATATACCTTAGGAAAACCCAAAGTCAAGGAGTTTCTGAGAATCTTGGATCAATATTCGTATTAACAATCCTGCGAATCACAAAATTCTGGGGTTGATTTAAGATAGTTGTATGCCTGAGTATATAGTGGTAAGTCGTGATTAATTACAAACGAATGCCTAGTTTTTTTAATTACTGGTCCGTCTTTTTCAACGAGTATTTTTACATATATTTGCATTTTATTTTTATCGCCTTCGATTTTATCAATGACGATATATGTATTTTGGAATGTTACTTCTTGGTTTACGCAAATTATTGTTTTTGTTTTTGAAAGTGCCATGTTTCTCCTAGTAAGATGGATACCATTTTGTCGTGCCTGCGTCATAAGTCATAATGAGTGCTTTGCTAACAACTGCTGTACTTGCCAGCGCAATATTTCCCGCAGTAGTTGTTGTGAATATGCCAGTTGGAATTAGTGTGATCTGACCACCAGTAGATGCAATTAGAGATGGAGCCGTGATTGTGACAATGGCTGTGGTTCCACTAATAAATGTAATTGTTTTTGTTGGAGCAATTGTGGCGGCACTTGCAATGGTTGACGCAGTTAAGCCAGTTGAAGCAACTCCAAAGATGCGGTTGCCCAGCGTTGTGCTAACACCAATTACAGTAGTTTCAGAACCTAGTCCAAGTGCATTTGATCCAATGACTATTTCTCTAGTCATTGCAGATGCGGAAGCCCTAGCACCATTTCCAATAAATATACTTTCGGTGGCTGATAGCAATGATGATAACGCTGATCCTCTACGCCGTCCAGCCTCATATCCTAGGGCAACATTATAGTCGCCAGTAGTAATGGTCTGTAGTGCTGAACGACCATTGGCAACATTGCCAGTACATTCGGCACTAATTAAACATGATTCCCCAATAGCAACATTGTATTGACCGCTAACATTTGCTCGCAATACGCCCCCACCAATGCCAACATTTCCTTCGGCATCTACAGAATCATACATTGCGAATTTACCAATAGCTGTGTTTGAATTTGAATTTTCTAACGATCCAAGTGCCGATCTTCCAATCGCAATGTTTTCAGACCCACCAACTAATACCTCTAGTGCGCCGTAACCAACCGCAGTATTTTCTCCACCTTCAACCACTGACATTAGCGCAGCAGCACCAACAGCCGTATTGTAAATTCCAATAGTGTTTTGAGAAAGTGCTGTATAGCCAATAGCAAGATTTTCTGTGATGTTGCCAGCAC